CCGCCGGTTGGTTAAGTGAGCTTTTCGCAACTGGGTCGAATTTTAGCGGCGTTACTGTAAATGAAGGCAATGCAATGCAGCTTTCCGCCGTTGCTTCAGCGGTTAATGTAATTAGTAACGGTGTAGCATCCCAAGCTTTGCGGCCTTTCTCTAAAAAAGGCGAAGTCACAAAGCTGGCGCAAGATCACGCAACCTATAAGCTACTTTCAAAGCGCGCCAATGATCACATGAGCGCCTTTACGTTTGTTCAGCTTTTGCAATCTCATGCTTTACGATGGGGTAATGGTTTTGCCTGGATAGACTGGGGCCAGACCGGAAAGCCAAGGGCGCTTTGGCCCCTTAATCCTTCAGCGACTCAACTACTTAGCAAAAATCGCCGTTTAATTGTTGATACGCTAATCGATGGGAAACAATTCTCTTTTCCTTATGAGCAAATAATCCATATAAAAGCGCTGGGCAGTGATGGGTTAAACGGTGTTTCACCGATTCGACAGCATGCAGAAGAGCTAGGCATTCAAATTGCTGCCCAGAATTTCGGCGCTGAGTTTTTCGGAAACGGTGCAACGGTTCAGGGTGTTATACAGCACCCAGGAAAGCTTACAGAAGAGGCGAGAAAGGCGATTAAGGATAGTTGGTCTAATGCCTTTAGCGGTTCTGGAAATCGCCACAAAACGCCAGTCTTGCCCGATGGCATGGACTATAAACGCGTAGGCATTCCACCGGAAGAGGCGCAATTCTTAGAAACTCGTAAATACGGTGATACGAAAATCGCCCAAATTTATAACGTGCCACCACATATGATTGGTGATCTTTCTAAAGCGACCTTTTCGAATATCACCGAAGAAACAATGAACTTTGTTCGCCGCACGTTAAATCCTTGGTTTGTGCAGTGGGAACAAGAGCTTGATTATAAATTGTTTTCGACCATCGAACAGAATCGGCTTTTTGTAAAATTCGATAAAGCGGATATTTTGAAAGGCACACCGAAAGAAGAGGCAGAAAAAGACGTTTCTTTGATTAATGGCGGCATTTTAACGCGAAACGAAGCGCGAACGGCGCGTGGTTTAAATCCTATTGATGGATTGGACGAAATTTTAGTCCCGTTAAATATGGTCGAAATGTCTGAAGCGGTTAATGCTCAAGAACCGGAGCCAGAGCCAGAGCCAGAGAGACAACCAGAGCCAGAAGTGCAAGAGCAAAACAGCATCGACTTTGGGCCGTTAGTTCAGCGCTTTGCTGAACAACTTACGAATGCTGAAAAAGGCGTATCTAAAAAAGATCAGCTTTTAAAATGGCGGAATGGTGACGCGTCCAAATTTATCGAAAGGCACCTAAAGCCTTTGGCTAAATCTTTAAATAAGCCAGCGGTACTAGATGAGTTTACACGCCAGTATAACGACATTGTTTTAAAAGCCGGTTTGCTGCTTGATGAGCAAATGATTGCTAGAACTCTTGAATCATTAATCAATGAGACTGATGAAGGGGGTTTGTTTCGTTTGACCGATGACGAGCAAAGACGCTTAGCAATCGCAGAAGCGCAAAAGTTATATCCTGAGCTTTCAAAAAAAGCTATTGAAGATCTAGTTAATGAATCGTGATCTTAAACAGTCACTAGACAAAGCGTTGCAGCAAATACGCTTTGATCAGATGTTGGATGAGGCAAAGACCACAGGGCCAGCAGGGCCGAAAGGTGAGAAGGGCGAGCGAGGCCCAAAAGGTGAGAAGGGCGACAAAGGCGACAAAGGCGACAAAGGGCCAAAAGGTGAAGACGGTATTGACGGTCAAGATGGTGAAACGGTGATTGTCCATCAATATGATTTAGATAAACCAGCACCAATTTATGAGTTTGAAATTTTAAGAAATGGCCAAGGGCAAATAATCAAAGTAATTGCAAAACCGAGCGAATAAGAGAGAAATCATGCCGCTTATAACTGACCCCGATGATCTTAATCAAGGTACTGAGATTACAATTAATACCAGCACCAAAGAAATTACCTTAACGACCACAGGCAATCTAAGTAATGATGGCGTCACAGGTCAGGCTTTCTACTCTTTTCTTAAAGAAGAGTGGAAGAACGACGCTGCCCTAATACCTTATCCCTTCCCTATGGTGTCTATTACACCAGAGCAGTTTGAATTTATCGAAGGTTGGGTGCCTGCCAATGATACTACAAGGAACCTTCTGCGCTCTTGTGGTTGGAGGGAGATTACAGCAGCAGACGTAGTTGAGCGGGAATATATGGGGATCGTTAGTCTTGGTAATATCGACTCTAGCTCGCAACCATATTACGCATTTAGCTCTGATACAGCTGCAATTGATTTTGATTTTACGGGAGCAGTAAACCAAGGCATACAGACTTTTGGTGATGCAAGTAACGGCAACTTTGATAAGCGAAGTGACACGCTTACTGTGTTTATCAGGACTCAGGGCAATACTTACGGTTCGGCTACTTCTACCTCTATCGGTTTAACGGCCCTTAATTATATTGCTAACCGATTCCCTCTTTCTGAAGATGCAGACCTAAAAATAACTGCTAGTGATTCTGACATTCAGAACAATGCGCCTTATACGGGGATGACTATTAGGCTATATCCTAGCGCGCAAACAAGGACTATTGGTGGGGTTGCTTACAATTTTGGCGTAGTTATAGATGGTAACGGCGGAACAGCAGAACAGATCTATGAGTTTGTACAGTACCAGCTACGGCAAAGCACCGATATTGACGTTGACGCGGGGCAAGCGAACATCGGTAACTTGCAAGATGAAATGCTTGAGTTTGTTGGTGACACGCTAAAAACTAAACTAATCAATAATGGTGATGGTGGCGGCGGTGGTGTCTTTATTGATGATTATCAAAACAATGACGTAAACCGCTTAGTATTTGTAGACTCCACAGGAACAGAAAGAACATTTCCATTCGTTGCGGCGGGTTCTCTAATTTTTAACGCTAACGCCTCAAACGATAGCGATTTAGTTTATAGGATGTTTTTTACTTCTGGCTTTGGCACAGGCTCAGCAATTTTAGTTGAGGATAATGACGGTGTTGATATTAGTGGAAATCTTGGTGGCGCTAGCTCCATTAGTTTTACATTTGATTACGATAACAACACCCAGGGCGGTAGAACCGCAGGGACAGATGCAAACGTTACAGTTGTGGCTATTGGGTTGGATACTGCCCAGTACGTTGCGGCAGAAGGCACGATAACAAGAGCTACAGGGCAAAACATTTCACTTGTAGCGCCGTTAGAGCGTAACTATAGCAACGCATAGAGAGCTAAATGACTGATTTAGTAACAATAGCGCAATCTGACAGCACAAACGACGGTAGCGGTGCGTCTACTGTGATTGAGCCGCCGCAGGTAGACAATGCTACTGGCGATGCAATAATAATCAAAGCAACGCAGTCGCTTAATAACTCTTCAAATGTTTCCAACATTAACGTCAATACACCTATTGGATACACCCTTTTAAGAGATTTGCGTGACGGTGAATTGCGGTCATGGGTGTTTTATAAGCAATCCACAGGCGCAGAGACAATTCCTACTGTTACTTCTGACACTTCAGCAAAGTGGACTTGTACTACGGCTATTGTGACAGACGTAGATTGGGCCAATGGTGGTGTCGTTCAACAGGTTAGTAATACTGGGGGTGGAGATCAACAGTCAAACGATTTGACCACAGACAGTAATGGCACTGCTTCAGCTATTGTTTGCCTTTATTCGCTTGAACGTAGATCAGTTTTGGGCTTCAGGTATCCACAGACTAGACCACAAACGGTTTATGCAGGGACAGTGACCACAGGCACAGCAGAAGGTGTTGATAATGCCAGTGGTGCAGGTTATGACTTTATCTCATCCCGCAACACTTTGTGGGAGGGGCCATTCTGGGAGGCTAATGGTAGTGGTGATAGTCTCGCTGTGAATATAGAGGTGTTAGTACAAGGTAATATTGTCCCCCTGCAATCTTCTACCTACGTGCAGCAAGCAGCACCAGCTAACAGTCTACAGACAAACATGAACTGGTGTCGGGAAGTCGTAGCGGGAGGCAAGGATCTAGATGGAAATACGCTAGCAACTTGGACCTTTAACGCGTCCACTGCTGACACGGCCGCAGACAGTGTGACCGTGACAGGTCATGGCATGGATGAATCTATGGTTGTTTATCTTGAGGAAAATGGCAACACGGCCCCAACAGGTTTAGCAGATGATACGTTCTACTACGTTGACCCGATATCAGCCAACGAAATAAGATTCCGTAGTCTAAACGAAGACACAGATGCAGTTGGGGACTACTACGCAGATGGAACAAGTAAAAGGCCTGTTGTTGATCTGTCTGCTACAGGCACAGGAACCATTACATTAACAGAAGCGAGGATGATCAACGCAGGTCAAAACCAACTAGACGTGCTTAGGCCGAACAATGGAAATTCATCTAATGCAGGCGCTTTTTCTGGAAGCTACATTGGAGATGCAGGATATAACCAGAACTTTGTTTGCACATCTCAGCGCTTTAGTTCTGTTTTTGATGCAACTGGGGAGACTATCACTTTTCAGTTGCAGGTGAATGGTTCGGGGCGTATTAACCGTGTGTTGTTGACGTTAATTGACAACGATGGTGATTGGATGAATTGGAAGCTTTATCAAAAGCCTGTAAGTCCGAACAGTACTGGCCAGTTAATTTACCAATTTCAAGTAGATCAAGCGTCTGTAAAAGCTTTGAAGTATCAAGAAAATGGAACCTTTGATCATACAAGAATCAGATATTTTGTAATTTCAGGTCGAGGCAATAACTCTAGTGTAAGCAGATTTAGCGCTATAAATTCAAGTGCTGGCTCAGTCAATTTAGGCGGACCTTTTACTGCCGTAGGTGGCCAGAATGCAACACTCACAGAGCTTGTAGCGCTTGCCCAAACTTACACGCCATCAATTACACAACCCTCGGATTTGCAAGTAGTGTCAACTATACCTTTAGCATTAGGGGATGGAGTTACTGACATATCTTTCGTGGACAGTGAGAAATCTATTGCTTTCCCACCTTTGGCAGATGGCGCAAATACTTTTCAGAACTATCTGAATGCGCTAGGTGTAGAGATTAATGCAACGTCAGGAAGTGCAGTTAAGCTTACTAATTCCCAGATAGGGGCCTCTGTACCTTATGGGTTTGATATGTCTGCTGCAACAGGGTCAGCAATAGACCTTACAGGCAACTCATACGTGTTTGCCACAGCATCGCTAGACTCAGACGCAGCTTATAATAGGCAGTTGTTTGTGGGTGGTGAGGGTGTTAGCGACAATGATTCAGAAGTAAGGAACAGTACATTTATTGTCAATAATCAACTGCCCACAAATAACGGCATGATTGATTGGGGTGCAAGCACAGATATTGAAACATCTACGTTCGAGTTGCTATCTGGGACAACATCTGGCCATGCAGTCAAAATTTCAGCTCAAGGTACTTACACGTTTACCGACTTAACCTTTTCAAGTTTTGGTGCAGACGGCACAAGCACTGCTGCTGTGTTTAATGACTCTAGTGGTGCTGTCACAATTAACGTTTTCGGTGGCAATGCTCCTACTGTAAGGAATGGCATGGGCGCAAATACAACGGTCAATGTGTTAACCACGTTAACTCTTACGGGCCTACAGACCAACTCAGAAATAAGAGTCTATGATGCAGGGACAACAACAGAGCTTGCGGGGGTAGAGAATAGTGGGACTAGCTTTACGGCTAACATAAGTGCAAGCAGTGTTGATATTGTTGTTCACTCATTAGGGTATGAATACCAAAAGATTGAAGGTGCTGATACATCGTCCAACCTGACACTGCCAATTCAGCAACGGGTAGATAGAAACTATAGGAATCCATAATGGCAGATGCTATTTTCGACGGGGCTAACCTTCACATAACGTTACCCTCTACAGGTTCCTTTGATGCTCAGACCGATATATATAGTGCTTGGAAAGAATGGGTTGCCCTAAGTGATAACGCTAAATACCCGCCAGCTTTCGATACGACAGGTGGTGATGATGTAGGCAGCGGGCAAAAAATTGCGCCTTATTTCTTCTGCCGAAATGATCTAGGCTGGAAAATAAAAATGCCGAGTCAAGATGGGGAAATTGTTGTATCTGGTAACCTTTTCCCCAGGAATTCAAACCTATCCCTTTTTGAGCAAACATCTGGTTACGATGCTTTTCTAAGGCTCGAAGTATCCACTAGAGCCGTGGTAATTGAGACAGGAACATCTGGTCTAACGCCTTCTGAAAGCTCTCAATTGCAAGACGTACACAAGAGGCTTGATTTAGATAGCGGCACACCCAACACGTACGCGAATGACAACTCACAAATAAGTAACAATGATTTTACTCTTTCCAGGTCTGACAACGGAAACGGCACTTTCACGGTTAATAGAACTTGAATTATTTAGGTTGGGGCGATTCAAAAAAAGGCTCCCTTTTTTATCTCGGATGGACAATTAAAGACCCCCAGATAAATAACGGTGGCGGTTCTATTCCATTTATACGCCAAAAGCCTATTCAAGATGATGAAATTGTTATTGAAATGGTGATAGCTAAATTTCAAGAAATTGTAAGTTCCAAAAGACAGTAATAACGCTCACAAATGCAATGGGTAAAGTAATGGATATTGAAAGACGATTTTTTAAAAGCGAATTAAGAGCAGAAGACAGTAAGCCGGTGGCCGGTTATGGTTCTGTGTTTAACGCGCAATCTGAAGATTTGGGCGGTTTCCGCGAAATTATTGCGCCGGGTGCTTTTGATGGTCGGTTAGACGATGATGTAAGGGCGCTATTCAATCATGATCCCAATTTGATTTTAGGCCGAACGAAATCAGGCACATTAAAATTAAGTGTTGATGATGAAGGTCTAAGATACGATGTTGATTTTCCCAACACAACGCTAGCCAATGATTTGCGCACAAGCATACAGCGCGGCGATGTTGATCAATCTAGTTTTGCATTTACAGTAGATGAAGATGACTTCGAAGAGCGCGACGGCGTAATAATTCGAACAATTCACAAAGTTAAACGTTTATTCGATGTAAGCCCGGTAACTTATCCAGCTTACGCTGATGCGTCCGTGGGGGTTCGATCTCTTGAGAACTTCTTAAATAAGCGCGGCGCAAGCTCAGAAATCAAAGAGCTACACAAAGAACAGTTAGAGAAACTAAGAAATCCGAATTGGTAGCCGCGTTCCGTTGAACGATTGCCAAATCGAAAACAGCCCGCCATGAGCGGGTTTTTTTATGTCAAAAGAAAATAGGTAACAACATGAAACTACAAGATTTACTACAGGAACGCGGTCAACTTGCTACGCAAATGCGCGACATGCACAAAACCGCAGAAAAAGAAGACCGAGGCTTTAGCGCAGAAGAAAGCGAAAAGTGGGAAGGCATGTCGGATAAAATTGACGAGCTAGACGGTAGAATCAAAGCAGAAGAACGCGCTAGTTCTTTATCGGGCTACACTGCTGAAGATATCGAAGCAATGAAGCCTGAAGCTGTTCGAGAAAAAGAAGCTTCAGAAATTACCCAAGGCGATGCTTTCAGCGCTTTGTTACGTTCCACTGAAGTTGGCATGAATGGCCTTTCTGCTGAACAAAAACAAGCTTTAACGCGTGCGCAAGCGAAAGGCACCGATTCTGCTGGTGGCTATCTTGCTCCTGATGAATTTGCTAATGAAATCATTGTGGCTATGCAAGCATACGGCGGCATTCGTGGCGCTGCTAATGTTATGTCAACGGCTACGGGTAACACTTTAGATATCCCGACCAATGACGACACTAGCAACACTGGTTCAATTCTTGCTGAAAACACGCAAGACAGCGAACAAGATTTAACATTCGGAAACGTTCAAATGGGTGCATATAAATACACCTCGAATATTATCCGCGTTCCTGTTGAGCTTCTTCAAGATTCGGCATTTGATCTTGACGCTTACATTTCAAGTGCATTCGCTGAACGACTGGGCCGTGCTACTGCTGCACATTACGCAACAGGTACAGGTTCAAGCCAGCCACAAGGCTTGAGCGCTGCAACTTCAGGCGTCACAGCGGCGGCAACTGGCGCAGTTACTTACAATGAATTGCTTGACCTTAAGCATGCGGTAGATCCTGCTTATCGCGGCAATGGTTCATTCGTTATGAATGACGCCACTTTCCTTGCTGTTAAAAAGCTTGTTGATGGTAACAGCCGCCCGTTATGGCAGCCTGACATTGCACAAGGTACCCCAGGCTTGTTAGATGGTTCGCCGTTTATCATTGACCAGGGTATGGCATCTATGGGCGCTAATGCTAAGCCAATTGTCTTTGGTGATGTTTCTGGCTATTGGATACGTGACGTTTCCGGTATTACTGTTCGCCGTTTGGTTGAGCGATACGCTGATTATCATCAAGTTGGCTTTGTCGCAATCATGCGCACAGATGGCGCGATTGTAAATGGCAGCGGCTTACGCGCCATGACCATGGCCGCATCTTAAAAGCTGAGCAATAAACTAAGGGCGGCCTAGTGTCGCCCTTTTTATTTGGTGGGTTTATGAAAGTAGAAATGATAGTGGCTCAATGCGGGCCAGCAATCGACCGGAAGCCCAAAGATATTGTGGAAGTTTCCGAAAGAGAAGGGGCGGCACTAATTAAAAGTGGTGCAGCTAAGCCGGTTAAAAGTACAAAAGTAGAAAAGGCTGTGATTAATGAAAATGAAGCTAGTGACGGAGCCAAAAAGCGAGCCAGTAAGCGTCCAACAATTAAAAAACCAGCTACGAATTGAACACAGCGAAGAAGACGAATTATTAAAAACGTACATTGTTGCCGCTCGGGAATATGCAGAGAGCGTGACCAGCAATAAAGTTTTAAAACAGCAATGGCAAATCGCTTTCGATGACTTTAGCGATTCTATGGAACTACCCATAAGACCATTGATTAGTGTTGAATCGGTGCAATATGTCGATACGGACGGCGCAACACAAACGCTAGATGCTTCAATTTATAGCGTTGATGACTTTGACTTTAGGGCAAAAATAAACCTCGCATACGGGCAAGATTGGCCAGATACACGAGCGCAATCTAACGCTGTATTAGTTAACGCTACTTTTGGCAACAAGCAGCCCCCAAAGCGAATACAGCAGGCTATATTGTTGATGGCTTCCCATTGGTATGAAAACCGCGAAGACACGCTA